TTACTATTGTAGTACCTACCTGTTATTACGAATGAATCACCTTCTTGTAACTGTATCTGTGCCATGTTGCTCTCCTTTATTATCATATGTGTTTACTACATGCCCACTAATAGAGTGGACAACTGACTGCATTATCCTGCTGAACAAGCCACTAGTCAAGTGACATTCATCCTGACTTTTTGTGACATTCTACTGCTCCGCTTGTTACAATCGCACACGTGGTCAATGCACACAACCATAACGCACCTGTTATAATACCACGTGTAGTCTCTCACTTATCGTGTACATGTAAGCCACACTATACACGCACCTGCTTGTAATCGTATACAAGGTCATAACATATAAGCAACGGTTACTTATCATAAGTGGTTTATATACTAAATGATGTACACCTGATATATAAACCACTTATGCCCTCAATGCGAGGGCATAAGCGTGTGTGCGTGAATTACTTTGCGAGTGCTTTTTTCAGGGCTGCCAATTGCTTTGCGTCAAGATTACCGAGCAGTTTAGCAACATCACTTTCTTCGGGTGTGACAACAGGTGCTGTTTTGTCAATCCCAAACCAGAACGTGCCTTGAACATTACCCGGCATGTCCTTGACCCACTTCGACCCGGCAAGTTTAGTCATCTTACCCTTACCATCTTTCGACAATCCGTAGTCGTTAGTGATGTCAAACTTCAAGAACACAGTCTTACCGTCAAACATTGCACTTGCACCATCACCAACAGATCGCCAAACATTTGTTTCTACTTTATTCTTTACTTCTACCTTTGCCTGTGCCATTAGATTACTCCTCTTGTACTGCTCTCTGCTCAGGTCGCTGTGGAGCAGTGGAGCCCAGCGACAACTCAAATGTAGCTGATGCAAGTGTCATGTTTCAAGTGTCTTTCATCCTAGAACATTTATGACAGTGTAATAATCCCCTGACTATGACAAATATTACAATGTAACCCAGACAATATGACATTTATCATACAAACTTCGCATAGCTATCATGTTTAGTTGCAAGTAGTATGCCAATGATTATAGAACAACCCTAAAAAATCCATGTTTTAGAAATTTTAGTAAATGACATATGGTACGATACCTATACGCAGAAAACCATTCGCATAGATATAACTTTCCAGTCGATTTATTTCGCATAGATAACACATTGGTATAGATATTGCAACCATAAATCATAGTGAAGTAGTGCGTATAGATATACAACCCGACCACGATAACCTTATACAAAACATTGTACACGTGAGATATTATTGACAATGTATAATGTTATGTATAATCTTACGCTTGAAGTAATCGTAGTTATAGCCCTATACAATGATACAAGATGCATACAATCCCACCCTATCATACCCTATTCAATTATTGAATAGTCCTATCGCATAGCGTACAACGCATACATGAAACACTACAACACTGGACGGGAGTTATGGCTATGTTATGTATGTGGGGTGGGTAGTTATTGTTGGTTGTTATGTATATTTTGTAGGGAGTGTAATCTCCTATAGATGACAAGTGTCTATATATCATATTCAATTACATTAAAATCCCGCATCAGACGGTCTTATCAGACTCCTCTATTGTTATTATCGTATGACATTCATCGAAGAGAATATGACATTTGACACGGTACTTTTATTACATTAAGAAATCAGACTTCTTAAGGTTGTATGTTCTAGGGAAATGTAATATGTACCGTATGACTTTCTTCCTGACTTATCTGGAAAAGTGTACCGCACCCTTGACAAGATTCGAAAGATGTAGTATACTTGTGCTAAGTTAAAAGAAACGGGTTGCAGGTTTATCTTACTCGTGAGAGCGTGGTGTCGCCCAGTCAACCGTTTCCCTAAGAGCAATATAGTTCTAGTAATTAGTAATAGTTCTTTAGTTCTTTAGTACTTATATAATAGTTATTAATTATTTAGTACTTGTGGAGGAAAATGAAGCTGTTTCACCTAGTTAGACTGGAAGATAAATCTGGGGTTTCTGCTACTGGAGTTGTAGCAGAGGGTGTTTGCTTTACTGATGGAAGATGTGTATTAACGTGGACAACTAAATATCACTCTATTGCTATTTATGACAGCATGGAAGATTTGGAAAAGATACATGGACACGATGGTTCTACTATAATTCTGGAGATATAATGCATTATACATCGTTAACTCTTTATGACAAATATTGGCGTTTAGGTTACTATGACGGAATCAAGATGGAGGATTTTTATAAGTGGGCCCCGGCACATCAAGAAACGAGTTACTTTGATTCCGGCATCTGGATTTGGGTTGAGGACAGTAAACTAAAATGGAGAAAAGACTGGGAGGGAATCCCCATACCAATTATTGATACTCACGCTACCGAAGACTTATGTCATGGTTTTATGTGGGCTACAGTTCCCAACAAGGGAACTATCTATGATTGGGTAGATGAAAGGAAGAAGAAAGGGAAACAACTATGATAATTAATCAATTAGTACTTACAATCACAAATAAGGGGAATCAGGCTGAGATGAATATTAATCTTAATTGTGATAATAAACAGAGTATTCCTGCTGATGTGGAGCTGTCTAAACAGATACAAGAGTTCCTTGTGAGAATTACTAAGGGGATTGAGGATAATATAAATGCTACAAGAATAGGGAAAGACAATGGAAGCTAACCCTGAAACCTGCTTGGTGGAGCTTATGATTACTAATGAGTTTGGGAGTAGATTCTATAATGCTACTGACCTTGAGACAAGTTCCTTGGGGGAAGTTATGGATGCGATAAGATACGGGTTACTTGGAGCAGGATACGCTTCTAGTGCGATTAATAAATATATCAAAGATGAAGACACTGGAGAACCTTATCAGGAAACTGGATTTGGTTCTGAACCAGAATAGGGGGTGACAGGTGATGTGTATAGTTACTGGAGTACCTAACTATGCAAAACGTGGGTTCGATTCCCGCCACTTCCACTCGTGGTGTGTCTACGGCAGGTGCGGAACGGCGACTGAACTAGAAGGGTAATCCGCTTTATCCCCTAGTTACACACCACAGCATTGCGGGTTAGACTGGAGTGGTCCCAGCATCGGTTTCATATGCCGAATAAGGTGAGTTCGATTCTCACACCCGCTACTACTGCGTACAATGAGGGCAAAATGCGGGGGTCGGTTTGATTCCGACATAAATCCGACTATGAGCGACCTGATTACGCAGTTCCAGACGGGTTAGGTTAATTGGTAAACCAGTGGGTTCCAAACCTACGATTAGGGGTTCGAGTCCTCTACCCGGCGCTACCCCAAGGATAGTATCCTTTCACGAAGCTGTGCACAAGTTAGTGAGATAGGTCTTACGAATGCTAACGCCTGTTGGGAAGCTAATCAAAAGATAAGATATGATTAAGCCTTTATTGCGGGTTAGAGTAGTGGACACTCGCAGGTCTCATAAACCTGATACGGTAGTTCGAATCTACCACCCGCTACAGATCGGAGTACGCGATAGGGTAAAGCCTAGCGCACCATACTAACAATAAGCCTATGGCGGGCTATCCGCGAAAATCTCTGACGAGAGAAGCCGTACTCAAAAGGATGCGAACCAGAGATAACTGGGGCTGCTAGATAGCGCAGGAAACAAACCAATCCGGGAGTTCCAACCCCTCTCCTAGCCGTAAGATGCCCTCGTGGTGTAGCATAAATTCGGGCGATACCGAGCCACGAGGGAAGCCCAAAGGAGAATATGGAAGATAGAGAATTAACAGTAAAGCAGTTAACTAGGCTTGTTAGGAAATACATCTTGAAATGGAAGTCGAAATTATTCTTAGGGATGTGGAGGGTGGATTTTAATATAAGAAACTATCTATCCTCGGATATAGACTCCTCCTTTCACGAAGTAGCGCGTTGTTCTACGAAGTGGAACTACTTCACAGCTTTATTAGAGTTTAGTCATGTGATGATGGCGAGTATGAAAGATGAGGAAATAGAACGTGTGATTATTCATGAACTTATGCATGTAGTTGTGAACGAACTAAGGGAACATGGAATAGAGCACGAAGAACGAGTAGTAAGTCACCTGACAATGATACATACATTTATGGAGGGCATATGAAGAAACCCGTTACAAAGAAACCCAGCACAAAGAAGAATTCATGGCAGAAGGCGGATGCACACATTGGGAAGCGTACAATGACGAAGAGCGACCTGCCTGACAGCCTAACACAACTTAAGACGAACCCGCTTAAGTATTTTGGTGAGCAACTTCGCGCCAGTGTTCGTAATTCTAAAAAGAAGAAATAGGAGAGATAAAATGTTCGGACAAAAGAAACTGAAAGATGAAATTGAACGGTTAGAACGATTACGTGTTATTGATAAAGAGGCTATCTGGGCATTGTTAGAGCAGTTGAGCGAAAACGGACTGGCAGTTGATGGACATACTTGGAGTTTGGTCACTCAATCATTGGAGCAATAATGGATTATCCATTGGACGGAAGTCCGTCAACCACAGTACCAATTAGTAAGAAATTAAAAAAAGACGAAGTTGTACACGTAGTACAGTGTATCCATTGTTGGCATCCAGTACCGATTAATCAGTATTCGAGTTGGGGTACACTTTCAGAAGAAGTATGTTGCCATTGTGGAACGCGAAGAAATCTACACGGGCCTTATGCCCCTCACCCATATCAGGGATTTCAAATCAAGACAGTGAGTTTAGATGGATAAAGAATTCTACGAAACAACCAAAACAAGAATGGCTGCACTTCGAGAGCTTTATCGTACTCAACGAAAGACCAGACCGGATTATGGTTTAGCTTGGACATATGCTATGAGCGGAGAGGGTGGGATTGTCCCAGATGAATTAGTTTGGAAACGGCGATATGAAGAATTAGCGGAGGAGAATAGAATATTACGGACACAACTATGTGCATTGAGAGGGCGAAGTGTTGTATGAATACTACTGTGAAACTTGTAATATCACCCTCGTTAACGGAGAAGATGCCTTTAACCCAAGACCTACTGGAAGATGCTGGAAGTGTGGAGGAATTACTATCAAAGTTATCACTCCTCCCGCTGTACATTTCCATGGGGATGGCTACACCGGAGCAGGAAGACAATCAAAGGAGAGAAATGGTAAATCCACACAAGTACAAACTGAGTGATATTCGTCCTTACGTTAACTCAGTCACGAACCAGCAAGCGAAGAATCGGTTAAATAAAGAAGCAGGGAAGATTCAGGATATTCAAATCTTTCCCGGCGAAGAAACAGTATGGGCAGGAACAATTAAGTTCTATCATTACCCGGTAGCTGTGCTGTTTGAGTTTGACGACATTGGTAAGATTCTGAAATACATGGCTGGATTAGCCCAATTACTTCCAGCTGGGGGATAATCAACCAGTTACTTCCATAGCCCACTTCGGTGGGCTTCTTGATTTATCATACCAATCCTGCTATAATTATGATATATAATATTGGAGGGTGTGATGCTGGGTACTAAGTTTGATTACAAACTACAGCAGTGGGTAGTGTTCTTAAAGTCAACCGGTAAGATTATTAGTAAGTATGATACAGAGGAAGAGGCTAAACAGGCCTTACGTGTCCTCAGATTAAATGGGGATGAAGAAACACTCAGCAGGAGAGTCCGTTATTGATAACGCAGAGCTTTGTTGATTGGTGTTCTGATGTGAACAAAGGGTTTTGGATTCCAGATTCATATGATACAGAAACAGGATTACCAGCTGGACCCGGCAAGTTAAACTTGTTTGAACATCAACGCCGAATATTAAAGCATGTACTTACACCCGACCCAATCACCGGGCTTTTTCCATATAGTACCATAGTGTATTCAGCTCCAAAAAAATCAGGAAAGTCCAAGTGTGCAGCGGCGGTAGCCTCGTGGTATGCTGAATGTGCTGATGCTGAGATGGAAGTTTATCTAATTGCGAATGATCTCGAATCTGCGGAGGGTGTAGTCTTCAAAGACGTGGCTTATCATTCAAAGAAAACAGGATACAGAACCCTTAAGGGTGAAGTACAACTACCGGGCGGAACTATAATTAAAGCATTGGCTCAGTCATATCGTTCAGTAGCGGGAACACGTCATGGTCTTACTGTTTGGGATGAACTTTGGGGATACGGTTCGGAGGCAGCCAGACGGTGTTGGGATGAGCTAACCCCTATTCCTACTATTCCGCAGAGTTTACGATTCATATCAACCTATGCCGGGTTCGAAGCCCAGAGTGATTTGCTAAAAGAGATATATCTCAAGGGTGTAGGTAAAGAAGAACACGAGGAAGGTCAGGGTATGCCAGTACCCGGATTAGAAGACCTACCATGCTATTCGAATGGAGACTTGTTTATTTATTGGGACCACGAACCTCGTATGCCTTGGCAAACTGACTTATATTATTCCTCACAGAGAGAATCATTACGCGCCTCTGCTTACATCAGACTTCACACCAACAACTGGGTAACAACTAATGAAGAGTTTATCCCGAAGGAGTGGTGGGATAGAGCCACTAAGCACTTTACTGGACCGGCAGACGGGTGGTTAGGACATCCTTATTATAATCTTCCAGTCTCTATTGGAGTGGATGCAGCGATTAAGCGAGACTGCACGGCGATTGTAGGATGTGTACACGATTCGAATATTGGCAAAACTATTATGCTGTTTCACAAGATATGGACTCCAATTAAAGGAGAGTGGTTTGACCTAGAAGCAACGGTTGAAGCATATCTCCTAGAGCAGTCCAAGAAGTTTAATGTTATTTCTATATTGTGCGACCCTGCTCATCTACATCAGACTCTTACACGACTCAAGTTCAGGGGATTGCCGGTTGTGGAATACACGCAGAGTGTAACCAACATGGTGAAAGCAACACAGCAATTATATGATTCACTTAAGTATGAGAACCTGTGGTGTTATCCTGCTGATGACCTTACTAAACACATACAACTTGCGGTGGCTCAGACCACGGATACTGGTTTTAGACTAGTAAAGAATAAGAGTAACTCAAAGGCTCATATGGATGGAGCAATTGCTACGGCTTTGGCTGTATATGATGCAGTAAAGAATTCAGGAATAGATTCAGGTGAGGTTCTCACTATTATGAATCCATATTCTAATCAAGGTTCTAATAGACCTGACCCAGAACAGTTTCAGTTCCCGCCCGAACTCAGAACGCAATAAGGAGAGACTATGCTTGAAAATCCCAATCTAATAGCAAAAATAGATTTAGCTCGGACATTGGCAAAGAGTTGGCATGGGCCTATTCAGCATAGGCGAAACCTTTATCACTTCAAACACTATGAAGGTACGGGCAAACAAGTAGACGGAGAGACACGATATGCTGACCCCACCTACACTAATACTGTAGACTTGGCTGTTGGTATCCTACACTCTAATGATTTTCGTTGGCATGTGTACGGATGGACCCCATCAGAGATGGATACACGAGATACCTCCTCAATTGAGAAGTATCTTGCAGGGACGATTCACGTAAACTCCCTGCGTGAAGAAGAGGACATACGCCTAGAAACCACAGCGGCTTTTGTACGTGATGGGGTTGCGGCTATCTACTCTGTATGGGACCCCAAAGAAGCCTCATACTATAAAGATAAGATTGATGAAGTAGACGTTGATTCGGACGAAGGAACGGTGTCTACTCAGTATTACAAAGAGACACCTATTATCGTTAAGGTGATTGACCCATTATCCCTCTACGTTATTCCGGGTGGGGAGCATCGTTGGTCTGCTATTATGAAAGTAGAGCAGATGAATGTATGGGATGCAGAACAGAAGTATCCAGAACAGATTACACGATATGACCATCTTTCTATGATTGAGAAGATGGAAACCTTTGATGAGTTTATTGACTACTGGGAGATTGAAAAGGATTCCAGTGGTGCAAAGCGTAAGACCATTGTACGTAACGCCCGATTGTTCGGTGGTGATATTCTTAAAGACTTAGAAGACATGGCTGGATATGAATACCTGCCTTATACGATTGGTTTCTTTACTAATGATATGGGAGATGACCCCGCACATTGGGTGAAGGGTTTGATTGATGTGCTGGAGAATTCAGTCTCTATGCTGGAAGTTGGCATTAACCGTCGCCAGCGTATGATTGATGTATTCACCGGGCTGCCTATTTTAGTTAAAGCAAAACCCGGACGTACCGTTAATCTGGATAAGTCACTTAACATCACTAAGATTGAAGACGGAGAAGAGGTTAGCTTCCCAGTGTGGCCTGGAAATCCGCCCGATGTTAGCGACCAGTTGGAGTTCTTTCGTGGGCGTATTCAACAGTCTGGGTTCTCAGAGTCTATGTATGGAAGTGCGAGTGGACTTGCTGGTTCAGGTTATGCTATTTCTCAAGAATCAGACCAGAACCGTATTCGTCTCACTCAGCCTATTTCAAACCTGCAACTCTTCTGGACATTGTGGGCGAAGAAGATTCTCTCAATGACGGAGAAGTTTGCCAAGAAGTCCAAGATTAGAGTGTATGGTAGAGTACGAGGTAAAGACTTCGTTACTTTGGTTCCCGGTAAGGATAGTTCCTCATTCCTAGTTGAGTGTAGGATTCGTCCTGACTTCCCCTCAGAGAAGACACGTAAACATGCTATGGCTACACAGGCTAAGGGCACTCTCTCGGAAGAAACCCTGATGACAGAATACTACGACATTGAACAGCCGGATGATGAACGCAAACGCAAGATGATTGAACTTGCTCAGGCTAATCCAATTGCACAGCAGTATGCTATGTTCCTTAATCTTAAAGAACTAGCTGACGATGGGGATGAGATGGCTCAGTTATCTCTTGATGTCGCAAAGAGCCAGCTACCCAAAGCAGCCCCTCCAGCGGAAGGCGGAGCACCAGAACAACCAATGGGACTTCCTGCAACTACAGGAGCCGCAGCAGGAGAAGCCACAGCTAATGGGCAGAGCGCACAAGAACAGATGGCGGCACAAGTCAAAGCTAGCCCCAAGATGGACGGAACGATATAATGCCTATTAAAGAAGGGATGACTCAGTTAGCTAATGCAACCGGAGAAGCTCTACGTGGAATACGCAAAGCTTCTGGACTAACTACCGACAGGGAACTGATGCAGTATAACAGCTTCAAACCAGAAGATTTCGATGCCATGTCTCAGATGTATGGACATGATTCAGTATTAGAATATATACGTGAGATGGAACTACGCCGACTCACCCCGATTAAGTAGGAGGTATTTATGCCATCAGTTCTTAAATCAGACGGAGGGGGCGGAAAGAAAGCCACCGCATCTCTAGGAAAGAAGAAACTTCTCCCGGTAATTTCACCTACCTATATTGGACCCCAAGTTAAGCCGGCAATCATAGGACCTAAACTCCCCCCAGTAAATGTATCTGCTAATTTAGGAAAACCTGCAATAATTCCTCCTGTTGTTATGCCTACTACAAAGCCCCCATTACCGATTAAGTTGGCTCCCGCCTCTGCCCCCGCTATCAACATGGCCCCGGCTGAAACTCCAGAAGAGATGTTCGCCTCATGGTCAGCTCATCCAGAGTTGCAAATAGGACAAGGCGCAGAAGTAGCTCCAATTAGTTCTAGTATGGCTGGATATTTCGAAAAGATATTTGGACACAATACTGCTGTAATGCCTGTTCAAGATACAAACTTTACAGCTCCTCCAAAGAAACCAGAAGAGCAGGTTGATTGGACCGGCGGTTCTGGAGGATATGCTACACAAGCAGAACCCTCCTCCCAATCCGACTCAACAGAACCGGCAGGTCCCGGTGAACCTTCTTGGGCTGAGACGTATCACATACCCGGCGCACCTGATTGGTGGAGAGGTGTTACACCTAGTTTCTCCAGTCCTGAATTGGAATACGCAGGGCTACTAAACTCAATGATTCCATTCCTCTCCTCAGAAGACCAGAGGAGTATGGCTACATATCTTTATACCTTGTATCCAGATGCTTTTGGAACATACAACGCTACTCTGGGTAACTTCCAAGGCGCTCCAACACAGCAGTTTGATTTGGAAGGCAGGAGAATTAATACTCAAACTAATGGCATTCCATTCTTGGGTCAGGCTTTTAGTGATTCATATACTCGAAATACCTATTCACAGGAACGAGCCAACGCTATGTTAGCCGCTCTTGATACTGTAGCTTCAAAGATGCCAAAGACAGGCGGAAAGATGGGACCCGGTTATGCTTTTCTTAAGCAGGTCTCTTCCGCTGTTCGTGACTTAGGCGCAGTTGGAAATGCAATGCCTACACATCAGCAACTAACACAACTTGTGGCTGCACTAGACCCATTAATTGCTATGACACAATCAGATACACTTTCAGCATATGGGCCACTAGTTCGGAACATGACCACTCCATTTATGTCGGCGGGAAGAGTTATGCCGGTGTCCAAAATGCAAGACGGGTCGTACATATTCGGAGAAGCAGATAAGAGTTTATTCTAGGAGAGTCTATGCCGTTCATGAAACCAGCAACTCCTACTACAAAGTTCTGGAAGAATAAGGACTTTAAACCACAAGTTAAAGGGGTATCAAAGGCAAAAGAAGTCGCAGCAAAACTACGTGCTCCTAAGCCTTCTATTAAGTATGCCTTGAGTCCTAGTCTACGGGTGAAACAACCTGTATTCTACAATCCCGCCACGAATGAGATTAATGAACGTGAGGGTGTTCAAGGGTTGTGGATTACTAATCCAAGCTACCCCAATAGTCCTAAACTTGTGTGGGGTAAGGAACGTGCAGATGAAATCTCTCTTGGTAAGGGATTTATTGTTGAACCTGCTGTGTATGATACAAAGACACAGGTTGCTGCCTCCTATCTTACTGGAGGTGTAAATCCAGACTTAGATGTTGCTCGTACTCTGGTTGATGGACGAAAGAAACAGAAAATGGGTACAAGAGACCTAGACCAGTTTCTTGAAAGAGATGCAGTAGAAGAGGTTGATGCCTTTAAGAAGAAGGGTTATAACTTTGTCCGTATTACCAGAGACTTAAGCAACGAAGAAACCATCTCAGCTTACAAAGACATAATGGCAGAGAAGGGCGGAAACTACTTCGGAGCAACCTCATTACAAAAAACAGGTACAAACCTTGTTTATATTGAGAAACCCGGCGAACCGGGTGTAGTACAATCATTAGAGATAGTCGAAGATTTAATTCACCCGTGGAAAAAAGGAGAGTTTTGGAAGTTTAAGAATTGGTTTAATATTTCAAACATATCCTCAACTCCATTTCTTCCAGCTGCTGATGCATTTAACTTGAGAACTCCGGTTCTTGTAGCTTCCCAGAAGTCGGCCTTTGGTAATTTATTGAAGACACATATTATTGACCCGTTACTGTTGGCGGGAAAGTCTATATTACGTTCAAATAAGGCTCAATTTGAGGGGTATCGTGCCTTAAGTGAAGGCAAGACCATTAAAGAGGCTCAGGCAGTAGTCGATGAAGGCATAACAGAAGTTGAGGGGTTGTGGTCAAAGTGGTTAGTAGACCGTAAATCCGCAGTAGAGGCCTTTAAGAAAAACCCGGAGCAACGAGATTGGACGAACACTCCTATTAGGGCCGGGTCCTTTGGTCAGAATATAGAACTGACCGGCAAAGCTCTTATTGAGTATGAGAATAAAGCTACTATGGCGGCAGATGCTTATCGTGAACAAGCAGATGTAGAAATGAATGCCGGCAACACAGAACAAGCTCTTGCCACAAAGATTAAGGCTATTGAAGAAGATAGAAAGATTCTCAAAACTCACACCTCCGATGACCCTCTAACCAAGTTCGTTGATTTCATAGACTACGGTGTGTATGAGGCGTGGACGTGGCAACACTATCCAGAACTTGAAGCACAGTTTATAAGAAATGTAGCCTCTGCTGAATTTCAAGTAGGTAGACCTCTTACCTATGTAGAGATTAATGCAATCAAACAGGATTATATAGATATCGGACTGGAGATGGTTGGAGATATTGCATTTGACCCAACCACGTATACTACAGTAGGTCTTATTGACGGCGCTCCGATGTTACTTAAGAAGTTAGTTGGACTCGGCGCTGGAGAATTAAAGCCAATAATGAACAACTTTGAAGTATTCACCAAGACTATTCGTGAAGTGGAAGAAGTAGCCAAAGCCGCCGAGAGTATGGAGATTGGTACAATTGGACATTGGCTGAATAAGAAGGGCACGATTGGTTTGGGTGATGCTATTATGGAACAGGTAAGTAAGTTATCTGTAGTGTCACAAGCCAAGAAACTGGAACGTGATACGTATATTGCAGCGTCCCAAATTGCCTCGTTCTCGCGTAGAAAATCTAGTCTTGCGGGTTACGACTTGCAAGTTCTTACTGCGAAGGTTGCAGAAGTAGCCGCTGGAAAACATGGTGTAGACTTCGCAACTAATCTTAAGAATGCGATATCCGCTGGGATTTTACCTCGACTTAGCAGACGTATGATTGATATATTCGTCAAGATGGACTCGTCTGTTCCCACAAAGAGGTGGGCTGACTTGGCGTTGGATGCTATACAGAAGATTGAAGCTAGAGAGAATGCAGCGGCTATTACTAGACTATCCCTAGATGTAAACAGGAAGAACTCCAAGTTAGATTTTACCAAGTTACTTAACCGAGAGTGGTCAGAAATGCTACTCGACAAGGCTAAGTTACGTGAGTTTATTGAACCTATTGCTCGTCAAAAGGCAGTAGTGGAAATGGCTAAGAACCCCGGTAAGTATCGGACTATTAGTGAAGCAACAAAAGCCATGATTGACCGTATGCATACAGCAGAGCAGTTAG